AGGGCGAGCGACTGCGCGTCCGACGCCAACAGCAGGTTGGTCAGCTTCAACGTGCGAGGCGAACCGTTCGCCGCCTGCCACGTCGTCAGGTTCGACACCTGCACCGTCTGCAACGTGCCACCCTCACGGTCGACACCGACCCGTGAGAACAGAAACTCGCCGTACTTGGCGGCGATGGTCTGGTAGACGATCCCACCGGTACCGAACGTGGCCGACGAGGCAACCGTGCCGGGCACCGTCCGGTTCCGGAACGTGAGCATGTTGTCAGCGTCAGCCCACAAGTAGCCGATCTCCGACTGGGCGATCTGCTGCATGTAGTTCAGGACATTCGAGCCCCAACTCACCGAGTCGCTTTGCAACGCCTCCACGCCGGCACCGAACGACGTCTTCGTCGTCGGGAACGCCACCTCGCTGCGCGAGCAGATCGCCAACAACTTCGTTGGCACCGTCACGGCGCTGTTCGTCCAAGCGTCGAACTCGGCGGCACCCAACTGCCCGAGGGCGTCGGTGCCACGAAAGATCGTCACGCCGCGACCGCTGACGTCGTACTCGAAACCGAGCTCGTCGGCCTGACCGGTCATCAACGACTTCGCACTGAACGTCGGCGCCGTCGCCCGCACCCGGATACCAACACCGGGACGGACCCGGCCGTAGTAGGGCGAGAGCGAGTAGGTGGGGTCGAACTTGCGGTCAAGGTTGAGCACCTGAACCGTCATGTCGCCGGCGTCAATCACGTCAGTGACCTGCGACCAGCGGCCACGACGGATCGTCACCAGTTCAGCCGACGACGTGATCGTGTTGAAGCCCGAGGTGATGACATCGGCACCACCGACGAGCGACGTGCCGACCACGAAGTCGCCAGGGTTGATGATCCCGAACGCAGCCTCAACCGTAACTGTAGGAACCGGCATCAGAGGCCCGGCCCGTTACGACGGTTGAACAACCGCAACGCCGCCTTCGTTGAGTTCGGGTCGGCGTTGGTGTAGATGTTGACGGTGGTGGAACCGCCGGTGCCAGCAAGCACCCCGCCAGCACGGTTCAGTGGGATGACCGCCTCTGGCCCGGCCTCACCAACCACGGCGAGCGTCGGCTTGGTGACGATGCCACCCTTGGCGAGCAACGGGATATGGGGCACGCCAACAGTGATGCCGCCGATCTTGCCGACACCCGGAACGTCGAAGCCGGGAACCTTGAACTCGATCCCGTTCCACTTGCGCAGAATGAAGTTGATCGCGTCTCGAAAGCCGTTCTTCAGACCATCCCAAGCGCTAGCCGCCACCGCCGAGACTCGCGAGCCGATAGCGCCCACGAAGCTGACGATGCCGTCGATGCCAGCCTTGACCGTGTCTTTGATCGCCTGCCACGCACCGGACCAGTCGCCCTTGATGAGCGCTGTCACGGTGTTGATGATCCCACGGACGACGTTTAGCGCCGTCTCAACGTAGATCCTGACGAACTCCCACGCTGTCGACACCACAGACTTGATCTCGTCGCCCCAGCGTCTCCAGATGTAGGTGACGACACTGACGAACCCGGAGATGATGGCGCTCACTACGGCGATGTAGCGCTCGACGTACGCCTGCACTAGCGCCCACGCTGCCGACGCCACGGCAACGATCTCATCGCCAAAGCTGCGCCATAACAACTGCACGCCATCAACGAATCCGTCGATGATCTTCTTGACGACCTTGATCGTTGTGTCGACCGCTTCACGGAACCCGTCGAAGTGCGTGTAGGCGTACTGGAACCCAGCGACCAGCGCAGCGATGGCGACAACGACCAGACCGATCGGGTTCATCAGAGCGGCAAGAGCCGATCCAAGAGCGATGATCCCGGCGATGACAGCAAGGCCGGCGAGAACACCGAAGAACACTTTGACGGTGGCGGTGTTCTTACTGATCCAATCGCCGATGCGCTCGAGGATCGGGGCGAGTTGGTTGCCGATGGCTTGCGCCAACGGTGTCACCTTGTTGACGGCATCCTGAATCGCTCCGGCAAGCATCGGCATGTATCGCTCGCCAAGCGGCCCGACCTTGTCGATGATGCTGCTGAACACCTTGACGATGTTCAGAGCGATCGGGAGTAGCGCCTGGCCGAGTTGGGCCTTGAGGTCGGTGATCCGAGCCGACAGGATGCGTGACTGGTTCGCCATCCCATCCTGCGTGCGGGCGAAGTCGCCCTGCGCGTCGGTGGTCTGCTCCATGATTGACGCTTGCGCAGCTAACACCTTCTGCTGTTGGGTTAGCGCACCGTTGCCGTCATAGATGCCGAGCTCCATCGCCTTCGCCTTGAGCGTGGCATCATCGAGCATGACGCCATAGGCGCGAATCGGCTCCGACTCTCCACGCAACGCAGCGCCGAGAGCAAGAGCGGCGTCCCCAGGTGAGGTGTTACTGAAACTCGCAAGGTCCGAGGCGAGGGCGACCATCTCGGTTGAGAACTTGCCGAGGTCGTTGCCAGTGAGCCCGGCCGCTTTGCCGAACACACCGAAGCTGCTGGCGGCAGCGAGAGCGTCGGTCTTCGACTGGCCTAGCGCCTTGGCTGCTTGCGATGCAAAGTCAATGACCCCAGCGGCGGCGTCGCCGAAGATCACCTCGGTCTTCGAGGTCACCTCGTTGAGGTCTGACGCTGCGTCGACGAGCTGCTTGCCGACGACGATGGCGGCGCCGCCGAGAGCCGCCGAGAAAATGGCGAACTTCTTGGATGCGCTAGCGACCGTTGATGCGATGTTGCTGCTCGTCTTGCCGAGAGCCGCATCCAGACCGGATGTGTCGCCGTCGATCAGAACCTTGATGACGCTCTTACCGGCCATGTCGTGTCACCTTCAGTCGAGGTCGAACCTTCGGATCAGCGCGTCAATGCCTTGCTCAAACGACTGCACCACCTCGTCGCGCCGTGCATCCTTGGCGTCGTAAAGGAACGATTGCGGTCTGATGTTGCGCTTCGCCCAGCCGAAATGGATCGGCCCGGCGTACGGCACACCAGCCAATCCGGCACGAACCACACCGGCTCGCTGCGTGCCCGACGAACGCAACGACTGCCGAAGCTTGCCAGTCCTCACCGGTACCCGCCCGAGGGCGTCCTGCTCAACGATCTTTGCAGCGTCGCCGTGCAAAGTCTTGAGGTCGGACTTGGCCGCTGTCTTGCTAACAGCGTCCTGCATCTGGCGAATCTTGCGACGCACCTCATCGGCACCGGTGATACTCACACCACGACTCATCGTTGCGCCGCCCTTCTCGCTTCCTCGTTGCGTTCGTTGATGACGTCGATCATCGTTCGCAACATCAGCTCATCTTCCATGAGCAAGCATGGTGCTATCCCTGTCTCTACCGCCACCTCGGCGATAATCCGAGTCAGGGAGTCGGCGCCAAAGGGGCAGAGTCGTCGCTGTCCATCTCGACATCAATCACGTCGTCGAGCCATGCGTCGAACGTCGCTGTCGTCTTGCCGACGTGCGCCATCGCCTTCCATGCGAGGAAGTAGATGTGCTCCATCTTTAGATCGTCACTGAAGGCCTTGGCGATGCCGAGCTTGTAATGCCGCTCAAACTCCACCTGCACCTTCGGCGAGATCGTCACCGGAACCGTGCCCGTCGTTGTGACGACGTTCAGCTTCATTGCGATCATTGCGTTGCCCCTGTCATGTTGGTCAGATCACCAAGTGTTGTTGGTGACGGCGCCGGTCACTTGCAGCGATGCCGACAAGTCGACACGGCCACCAACCGACGACGACAACGACACGCTCTTCACCCACGCCTCGGCGGTCACGCGAGCCTCGCCTGCGACCGATCCGCCCGGACCCCATAGGATCGTGCACGTTGACGAACCGGCCGACTGTGCCGCCTTCACGCCGGTCAGCAGCGAGAACATCGGTGCGTCGTACGGGCCGCTGATCGACACGGTGTCTCCATCGGTCAGGCCGTTGATGAACACCTTGGCGGCGGTGCCGAAGGCGCTGACGTCTTGCGTCTCAACCGACTGCGGCCAGTCGAACGAGTCAGCGAAACGCGAGACGTTGGTGCCGGCGCCGTTGACGCCGTCGAGTGCGATGAAAGTGGTGGTACCTGCACGAAAGGCCATGATCGGTTCTCCTTGATGATGTGGGTGGTGGTATCAGCGACGAGCGAACGACACGAACCGGGTGGTTGAGCCGGTACCCGTCACGTCGTCGACCACCCGGAGGTATCGACGGACCGTGGTGCCAGCGGCAACCTCGACACGCTCCGAGGTGACACCGGTGTAGGTGGCGAAGGTGACCAACGTCGCCCAGCCGGTTGAACCGTCGACGCTGTGCTCAATGCGGCAAGCGTTGTTGGTCAGACCGGAGAACGCCGTGACATGGATGTGGCCGACGCCACCGTTGGCGGTGGCGGTCGTCTGGTCGCGTGCGGTGCCGTTGGTGTCGACGGTGATGGCGGTGAAGTTCTCCACCACCATACCGACGTCGAAGTTGCCGGTCGACTGGAACGCCGCCGAGCATGTCACCAGATCCGCAACCGCCGAAGCGCCGGTGAAGTTGCCGAGGTGGGCGTTGACCATGATGGCGAGCTGGCCGACGCCGAAGCCGTCGGGGCACAGGGTGAGCGGGTACGGCCCGGTCGCCTTTTGCGACTTGAAGGCGTCGAACTGCAACGCCGCAGTGCCGACGGTGTCGAACAGCATGTCAAGCGACCCTGACGATTCGTCCTGCCCGACGATGAACGTCTTGGCGGTGTCGTTCAGCACCGTCGTATCAAGCGCAGCGGTCTGCGCCGTGAGCGAGTAGCCCTTCGTGTAGCCGGAAGCGTTGAGCAACCCGACGGCGACCCTGCTGGCCTGAGCGGTTTGGAACGGCATTAGAACACAACCTCCACGTCGATCGGCACAATCAGATAGTTCGACTCACCCTGCGACACCCCCGACACTTCACCGACGCGTGTCACCTGCACATAGTCGATCTCCACGCTTGACCAGTTGGCCTCATCTTGGATCGCTGCCACGATCGAGCCTGAGCCGGTGACCTCGCAGTAGTCGTCAAGCAACACCTGCGCAGCGCGCTCGTTTGTGCGGTCGGCATAGATCGTGACGGTGAACTCGTAGACCGCCTTGTTCGCCGTGAACACCAGCCGAGGGTCGAACTCGCGCCGGGTGATGATGGCGATCGGTGCGGTGAATGTGTCCTGCCACATCGGCGCCGAACGCAGCCCGGTCGTACCGACAGCGTCGGCGAGCGCCAAGCGCACCTCTTGCACCGTCGTCATCAGCCGACCCTCGGCTTGCAGTATGGCTCAAGCAGCGCCGCTGCGATCGGGTTGATCGTCCGACCGACCCGCAAGGCGGCGCCGGCGTTGGCGAACTCGGTGACACCGAACACGGCATCAGCCGACTTGAACAGCATGGCCGACTGTACGAGGCACGCCTTCTTCACGTCGTCAGGCACTGCTGCCCAGCCGAAGCGAGCCGTGACGCGCACGCCCGGTCGGCCCGATTGCGACATCGGGAAGTTCCCGTTGATCGCATCGACGAGCACGATCTCGTCGTACGGCCAGACCGGGTTCCGGTCAAAAGCGTTCAGTGGGCGAAGGATAAAGTCGGTCGACTGAGTCAGCGTCGTCTCGAACACACCGTCGTCGTCGTCGTCAACCTGAACGATCAGACCGGTCACCGTAGAGATGTCGTCAACCTCGCAGCGCCGGTACTCGTTGGCGTAGAACTCGCGAGTGTGGACGGTTGCGTCCCGCCAGAAGAACCGGCCGCAGTGGGCGTCGATCTGGCGGGACGCAGCAGCGATAGCCACCTCGAGCCGGGTGTCGTCGGTGGTGTCCAACAGCACCGGGATGCGCAGCTCAGGCTTCAGTTCGTCAAGGGTGCAATACCCGTTGGTGATCGCCATGTCACTCCTTCGGAACTTGGATCACGGCAAACCCCCAGCAGTCGGGGAAGTTGTGCCACTGCCAGCCGGTTTCGGCGATGAACTCGGTGACTGCCTTCTTGACCGGGTACAGCGGCCGGGGCGGTGCGCTCTCGGGTGTCGGTAGCTCGGTGTCGTGCAGGCAGATGACGCCACCGGGACGCACCAGCCAACGGTAGATCGCCAACTCCTGCACCGTGTGGTCGTACAGGTGGCTGGTGTCGATGAACACGATGTCGGCCAGGTCAAGCGCCGCAACGAGGTCGGGGTCGGTGTCGTCACCCTGGATGTGGGTCCAGTTGTCGTGCTCACCGATGGTTGGCGCCGAGTCAAGGTCAACCGACGTGAGCCGACCGCCGGTGCGCTGCAATGCGTGCAGCCAGGCGATCGTCGACACGCCCGACCGGGAACCCAGTTCGAGCACATGCTGAGCGTTGAGTTGCTCAACGAGTTGCACCATCCGGGGCAGGTGCAGGTAGATGTCCGATGGCGTCTTGCACGCCTCGGCGTACTGCAGGTCAAGCAGGTTCATTGCTTCCACCACCAGACGGACGTGCCGATCTCAACTTGCACATCACCCGGGCGAAGGTGCCGGGCGATGCCTTGACGGACTGGCGGGTGCATGACGTCATCACCGCAGATGATGCCGCCCTCGGCAAGCCAGGGCAGCACGGCGGCGATGTTGTCAGCCACCTCGGCCTCG